TCCCTCCTGCATATATGCCTCTATTGGCTCTTGAACGCCTCAAATTCGCGTTTTGTTACGTAATCCGGGGAAACTGTCGTCTCTTGCGCTTTCGGCGCATTCTGGGCCATATTTGCCGTTTTTTCGGTGTACTCAAAAACTCTCAGCGGCATCGGCATCCCGCTTGCGTCAGAGCTCTTCAAGTAGAAATGCTGTGACTCTGAATCCATAAGCAGAACCGTCGTATTAGGCGCCACAAGATAGCTCTTCGCGCCAGCCTCGCCCTGCACCCAAATTATCGGCTGATTTGCTGAGGACATTTGTGTCCCTTGCTGATACTGCGGATACTGATACGGCTGATAGCCGTTCGGATAATAGCTGTTGTAAGCCATGCGTTACTCCTTTCGATACCAATAATATTGAGGGACTTCCTTGGAGCTGTCCCAGCTGTCGTATATATCGCCGTCCTTGATCGTCGCAACGTGCCCACCGAAGGCCAGAACGTAAGTGCCGTACGGGTGATCCTCCGCGAAGTCCTCCGCCGTGTAGCACTCCGGGCAGGTGTTCGGAACAATCGCCCGATAAAAGCCGTTCTGCCGAAGCACCGCGCCCCACACCGAATCTGACGACGGCATATCGCCCATGTTATAGCCTGCCGCCGCGATCATCGAGTAAGCTGTCTCCCAGTCTGTTTTCAGCGCCTTCGCAATCGCTCTGACGGCGCAGTCCCCGACTTTTCGTCCCACGGGGTTAGGGTTGTATCTGATCCACATGGCCTAATTTTAGACAATAAAAAAGCACCCTGAAATGTCTTCAGGGTGCCATCTTTGTGCCACTTACAGCTTCAGCAGTAACGCGTCCGCTCGTTTTACTATTCTTTTTATTTGGCGTTCCGATATATGATACTTGTCCTCCAGCTCGGAATAAGTCAGTCCATTAATTAGCCGATCCTTCAGAATGTCCCGATCCCGCGCGGAATGGATATATTCGTCAATCAGGAACGCCATCTTGCTGTTGGTATAGGTCATCGCGCTGTCCCGCTCCTCGATGCACTTCTCGTTACGACCGTAGGCGTGACCACTCTCCGCCGCGTTCCTTTAGTCCCCTTCCGCTTCTTCCGGCGCCTGCGCCTGATTATCAGCACTTGGCTCATATCTTACGTCTCCTTGCCGTCCCAGATTAATGGAGTTTAGCCCGGTTCCATCCTGCGCATATGAAATGGTCTCGTAATCGTACTGATTCCACTGGTAGACCCAATAGGCATTACTTAGGAAGAGGAAAATTATGGTCATAATCAGTGCGATAATCAGCCTTTTGATCGTTCGCTCCGAGCGTGCCTGCGCGGACTCAAAAGCGATGTAGGACACAGTCCTTTCGTCTATACGGTCTTTGTGTAACTCTTCAGTCCTGATATCCATCCATTCCACCTCGGCAGATAAAGCCAGTTATTCTCGCGAATACTCCACTCAACAACAACTCCCTTTCTGATAACATCCTTTTTCCTGTAGCTCCCCTTCGGGCCGGTGTGTACCACGCACAATCTGAGCGTTTCAACCTTTTTGGGCTTTTCCTTCAGCTCCGCCTCAATTTTCGCCCACGTCTTCGGGCCGCAGATACCATCAACATTCAGATTATTGTGACGCTGGAACCTCTTAACAGCCTGCTCCGTTCGTTCGCCGAACTTGCCGTCAACCTTCAGCGCGTTGTAGGAGTTATCCGGGTATCCGAGCTGATTCAGATAGTTCTGAAGCTCTGACACTTCAGCGCCCTCGCTTCCTTCTTTGAGCGTCAGATGATCCTCGCCGCCTTCTCCGTTGCTCAGGACAATTACTGTATGCCCGGTAACCTTCGTGACCAATATATCGCCGCGCAGTAAATGACGGCTTGATGCGCAATATTTATCGCTCGTAAGGATGTCAAACTTGCCGGTCTTTTTCAAAACCTCTACTTCATTGCCGGTGTAGAACGTGGGAACGTGAATCCCGGCATACGCAAGACAAACGCGAACCAGCCTGCTACAGTCGGTCTCGCAAGGGGTCTTGACCATCGAGCAGTTGAAGCCGTACTTCTTTGCCTCATTATAAAGCGTGTAATTCTGCGACTGGTCGTATCCTATAGCGGGATTCTCGCAAGCCCACTCCATGTCTCTTGCGATCATCTCGCGGACTCTCGGATCTTTCGGCCTGATAACGACCCATCCTTTTCTATGCAGGTACCAATCCTGCGTGCTAACCTCGACGCCTGTCTGGTCGCCAGGCTTGCCGCCTTTCAGCTTGCCATTCTCGTCGTGTCTTGCAGACCCAACTCTTACAGCCATAAAAACGCTCCTTTCTTCCAATGATTTCTTTGTTATTATCGCACAATCACAAGTCGTTCGCAAGGTGTTTTTGCCCGGCCACGAAGGGCCGGACATTTTATCACCTCTTTTTTAGCGCTTAGCCGAGACAAAAACCAAAACATACATTTTTAGTCGAGTAAGTTGTTGATATTGATGTGTAAGCCCCAGTAGACGTAACATAAATACCTTTACCGTAGCTATCTTGTGTACGTAACCAATAAGGTTTCGCAGTACCACTCGAATTGCGTTTGATTCTGCTATCGTTGTTTTTGAATAATTCGTAATGTTCTATACCACTTGTTTCATACACTCCTTCCAAGTTCATTTCTCTAACAGACGGCGCCCATACTTTATCGGTTGTTGTTATCTCGGAGCTTTTCGCCAAACTCACCTTATCAACTTCCACAACATGAGATTTAACATTATTCGGGATTGCGTTATACACAGTACCGCTTAAATAGGTTCGTATATCGTTCTCATCCCACTTAAATTTATTCGGCGCTTTTTCTCCTAATAAAGACATAGCGATAAAAGTTATCGGCGCGTTTCCACCGGCTGTAAGCACGTCAACATTGAGGCCAACTATCTGCATATTAATAACGCCCAAACTGCCAAGATCAAGCGGCTTATAATTGCCAACTGTGTACTTGGTCGCATACGTGCCGTTATCAATATTAGCGATAATCTGATCCCAACTATCCGCGATCTCGACGACCTCGACACTCTTATCAGCAAACACCGCCGTATAGGTCGTATTTCCTGTAATAGGACCGATTGCCGGAGTCCATCCGTCGAACTCGTACTCCTCACCCTGTGTACTGGTCGGCGTCGTTCCCGTATAGCTCGGCGTCGTGCCGTACGCGACGTTATTAAGAGTCTGTAACGTACCGCCGCCGTCCGCTGACGCCTTGACGAACTTAACGGTATACGTCCTGAGCGTCTGAGTATAGGCCGCGTAAACGCTCCGATCCGCGACGACGTTCTTGGTCGCTTCGGCGTCTCCCGAGGTCGCGTTCTTTTCACGGCTCCACCCGGCGAACGTGTAAGTGTACTGTGCGGTCTGCGCCCTTGAAGGTCTGCCGCTGTAAGTTCCATTTCCGCCGTCCAGAATTTCCTCAGTATTGAGCAAGCTCGATCCGTCGTAGTTGTAGTAATACAGGTTGCTTGCGATATGCTCGTACTGGATATTCAAGCCAGGATACTTAGCCTTGACGCTTGCATACCACTCGCCGCTGATATTGGTCAGGCCCGTGATAGTTCCCGCAACCTGCGCAGTATCAACATTTCCGCCGCTTTCGTCCAGCCCGCGCATGGTGTCCAGTTTCGCGACAAATGCATCCACCTCTGCTGTGCTTGCGACCGCCTTGGTAAAGCCGATCAATCTAACACGGCTGTTCTCCGGGATTTCATCAAGAATTTCCAGCGGATCAATAACACTGCTGACATTCTCCAGCCTCAGCGTCGTGATATTCTCATACGTCGGCATTGTAAAGCTCGTGATACCCATCTGGTTCCTGATTGTAAGGTTCGTGATCGTTCCCGGAAGCTCCAGCGTTTTCAGCACGCCTCCGTTCGGCAAAGAGCATCCCGTGATCCCGGTGCCGCCAAAGTACACATGCTCGATATTTGCGCACCCAGACAGATCCACGGCCTGCACCAAATTCGGGCAGTTCCTCACGTCGATGCTCGACAGAAGGGTGTTGTTGCCCAGAGTCAGCTCTGTAAGGTTGCCGTTGCTGTATTCGGTGTCCGCATCGCCGATTTTCAGCGCCGTCAGCCTCGTCGCCATGGACAGATCAGCGAATCCAACCTTCAGCCCGCTCAGGTCTCCGATCTCCGCCAGCTGTGACGCGGAGTAGATGTAGATCTCCGTGTCGTTCAGCGTACTGATCGGGCAAACCAGAGTCGTAGGAACTCCGTGCTGACCGCGCTCCGATACCAGATAAGAGCCAAACTTCACCGTCGGGTAAATATCCGCATACGGCGTCACCGTGACGTTGTCCTTCGCATATCCCCTGAGCTGAATCACATCCCTCAGAGCGTCACCCGCATTCCACTTACTGTCCATGTAACGGAAGCGGTTATACAGCCACCACTTTCTTTGCTCCGCTTTAGACCCCTGAAGCATCGGCAGATAAACCGCCGTCGCTGTCTTGCCGGGATCAGGAGAAGTCAAAGGAAGGATATACTTGAAAATCGCGTCCTCATTGAAGATCGCCTCGCTCCACTTGGCCTGATGATCCTCAAACCTTTGCTCAACATTGGCAAAGGACAGCACGCCCGCCGATCTCAGCGTCTGATACATAGCCACGATTTCGGCCGGGAAAGCATCCCTGATATTATTCCACAGCACAGATTCCTGCCCATTGAATACATTCGCCCCGCTTTGAAGATGATCCACGTCCTCAAGGCTGTATCCAAACACCAGAGATCCCTCGTTGTTCGTGCCGATCGCGGTATCCATATCATAAGGCTCCGCAACGGCCTTCCTATCAATTGCAGTCAGGCCCTGCGACTCAGAGCCGGAGAAGCCGATAAACAGGTTCTTTGCGCGGCTGTCTACCATCAAGAACAGCTCGGTGAAGATGTAGTAGAAAATAAACGAGCTGACCTCAGCGTAGCGACCGAACTCTGCCTTGAACTTCGCCAGCCTATAATCTGCCGTGTCGTTTGTGTATTCCGTCTCTCCGTAAGTAACAGCTTCCGGGAGCGCGTCGCCTGTCGCTTTTGTGCGATCCGTGCTGACAACGAACGTCTGAAGCTCCTGTAACTTGCTGTAATTGATCCATTCGTCCGACGGGAAACGCGCCTCGTAATCATACCGCCACAATTCCTTTGTGTCGCCCGTTGTCGGATCGGTGTACGGCGTCTCGTCGAAGTAATCGCTCTTGAACAGCATCAGGTCTGACGTGTTGTTCTGGAACTCCCAGCTTTCCATGTTCCCGCTGTAGCCATAAGGGCCGGGCGCCCTTTTCGGCAGGTTGAAATTGTACTTGCCCAGTAAGGTCGTTTCGCCGTTGGTCGTGTTATTCCAGAACACCACAATCGGGAATCCATAAATGCCCTGCCGCACCTTTGCGTTTTCTTCCTGCTCCGGCCTCTTGTACGGAGTAACGTCATTGTACAGCTTGACAAGTTCAACATTGTTCGCGCCCTCGGAAGATGCCACATCCGCCTTCAGGACAAACCGATTGAACGGTACTATATTCTCGGACAGCGCGAAGTTATCCGCATGGCCTCCCGCCATCTCGAACCCGTTCTTGAACTGCATATCGTAGTTCTTCCGGGCATACGGCGCGGAAGATGTACCCTGTACGTTGATCTGACAGCCCGTAAACGTGAAGCTGTTCGCGCTGTTGCTCGGATCGACATAACGGCCCGTGATGGTCTTCTTGTCGCCCTTGTACTGCGGAAGCTCCGGCGCGCTCAGAACAAAATACGGCAGATCTTTCGGAAGCTTATCAATCACAACCTGTCCATACTCATCATACACGTTGTTATGATTGTACCGCTCCAGCATCTGCGTTATATCCTGCGTGTCGGCGATCCAGTTATTAAGCACCTGGTACCGGGTCAAGTTATTGTCATACACCCGGATATTATAGACGTCGATCGTGCAAAGGCTCGAACCGATGGAAATACCAACAGGATCGCTCTGCGAAAAATCATCGTCTGCCGGGTACTGCACCACGCCCGACATAATACCATTGATATAGATGTACAGCAGGCGGTTCTCGCTCCGCTTCTCGGCGACAAAGGATATTCTGACGTGCTCATCCTCTTTGTACTGCGTGCTTATTTCAGACTGCTCGGACTTCAGCGTTGCTTTCTGGGAAGTCAGCTGGAAGCCCCTTCCGCCGCTCATGCAGGACATAATAACGGCATCGTAGTCCCTTATATCGCGCGTTGCAAACTCGATCTCGATGGTTTTTCCCGTCCCGCGAAAATCCGCCGCAAAAGGCTTATAAGGGATGCTTACACGCGCATCCCCGGACGCCCGCAGAACAGTTGCGCCGTTGCCGTCGTCAACCCATCCATTAGACACATAGTTGAACCCGGTCAGCTCCGCCTCGATGTTGTTGTAATTCCACTCGTCGCAATCCGTCGCGGCGTTGCTCCTCCCTTCGGAAGTAAGATACAGCGCAAGCGCATTTGTTTCCGGCTCAACATCAATATCCGATTCCTCAACGGTCAGTGCAAAGGTCTTGAAAGTCACGCCGCTGGCGATCTTCAGCGTTACGCTCCCCGCCTCGTCCGGCCTGTAAGACCACACCTGCTCCGTCCTGTCAACTGTCAGCGTTCTCAGAAGCTCGTCATTGACATACAAATCCACCGCCGCGGTCAGGCCCTGCGGATTATAGACCGTGTAAGGAATGGACAGCGTTTCATACTGCCGCGCGCTCGTCGCCCGGAACGGCGACGCAATAACAGGCACGACGGAGCTTTTATTGATTACAACCAAATCGTAATACAGCTCATTCGACTTGACCTCAGAGCCGTCGATTTCCGCCGTAAAATACACCAATAAGGAGTGCGATCCGTGCGCCATCCCCGCCAGTACGTGCGATACCTGCCGCCCCGAAACGGTGACAACATCCGTCCCGGTGTCCGTTCCGTCCACGACAAAATGAACGGTTTTCTCTGCCGCGCCGACCGGGGTATATGTGTACTCAATAGCCTCTCCCGCTGTAAAGGCCGCGCTCGAATCGAACTGGCTGGATAGGGACAGGTTAACAACGCTGATCGTGTAAATGACGCTCGCCGTGTTATTGTAGGCGTCGGAAATACTGACGCGAACCTTGTTGACGCCCGCGCCCAGATATTTAGACACCTCAGCCGTTACAAGGCCCTGCTGTACGTCCTGCACGCTCTTAACGATATTATTAACTCTGATCGTGAGCGTACCGTTGCCCGTCGGGATCTCCTTTTCCAGTGACGACCAGTTTACCGCCACCTCGGCCGGGTTCCCCGCGCTGATCGTCTTGGACAGCCAGTCCTGCGCGTTCGTAACAGTCAGAACCGCCTGATTCCCCGATCCTCCGCCGGAGCCGCCACCGATCCCGCTTACCTCAAAAAGCACCTCGCCGTCGTGCGTGAAATAAGCCACGCCATCCTTGACGTAGGCATCATCAACAAATCCAAGCGCGGCTGTTTCCAGCGCGTCAATCCTCTCGCCGTGCTGAATCAGCGTTGCCTGAATATCCTCATACAGCCCATCAATCTCAAGCAACTTGGCCCGGATATCTTCCGTTGTGAAAAGCAGGCTTCCAACAGGCGTCACGCCGTCGCCGACCTTGATGCCCGGAACATTCCTGCCGTTATGCCGGAATGCATCTGCGTAAACGATCAGCTCTCCCTCGTAAGGAATATACGCAGCGTCATCTTTCCACTCGGCCTTTGTTTTTACCTGATAGCCGGAGAACTCCAGAACGACCTTCGCTTCCATTTCCCCCTCGAACTGATTATTCAAATTCAGTTCGCCATCAACAACTATTTCATTCCCCATTAGTCATCACCTCTTCAGAGCCGGATTCTACAACCTGAACCTCGCTATACTTTCCGCGCCCGCAGGTTCCGTCTTCGAGTAACCATCGAAAGTATACAGCCAGCTTTTTGCCCTGCGGAAGGCTCCCGGACTCTTCCTGCGTCAGCGTCCACGACACAACGTTGGTCGCCGTGTTAACATCCGCTGAACTGAAGTCTTTATGCAAGACTGTATTCCCGCACGCCTTCAGGATCAGCTCTGCATTCACGATATTTTCCGCCGCAAAACGCGACATCTTAAAACTGAAAACAGGGGTGGTGAATCTTGCAACCACCCCTTTTGCATTAGTCCTCTCCAGTATCATCTTCTTCAACCCTCTTATTGTCGCTCAGGAAGCCCAGAAGGGCCGTAAACAGCACTGTAAGCGCAGACACAACCAAGGTCTTCACAGTGCCGTCGATTTCGAATAAATTGAAAATATCGCCCACATTCGCGATGATCCACGACAGCAGAACCTCAACCAGCGTCCGCGCAAGACGCGCTCCTACTGTACCCGCATGTAAAAACCACTCCATTTCATTCTCCTTTCCGCAGAAACTCGATTTCTTTTTGTATTCCAACAACGGCCTTTTCTATCTCTTCTATGCGGCCTGTCATTTGGCTGAATTTTTCCGCGTAGCCGTTATGCTCTTCCAGCTTAGCCTCTATCGACTTCAATAGCGCTTTCATTTCTGTGTCCTTTACGGCCTGCTCTACCGCTCTTTTTTGTGCCTCGGTCGCTCGCTTTAAGTCGTTCTGACGGCTGGCGTTCCGTGATATGATCCACTGCCCAACGATAGCACACAGTCCTGTAATCAATGCGATGATTATACCCTCCATAGTCGTCTCCTTAATTCAACCTCAACAAAATAAGTTTGCGGTATCCTTCGCCCTTAATCTTCCACGTAACCGTTCCTGTAAGGTCGCCGTTACACGTTGCTGTGACGGTGGAATATTTGCTTTCGGACGTCGATGCCCCGATTTCACTGCCGCCGCCGATCTTCATAATGGACGCCGCGCCCGGATCAGCCGAACCGATAACCAATAAGCTCAGGCCCGTGCTTGCCTGATACGGTGTTGTCTGCTTACAGTGTATCACAAGATAGACGCCATTGGGAACTGTTTTTGTGTAGGTCTTCGCCGCCGTGCTTGATTCGTAATGATAAATCTCATACATTGGCCCCAGTGACAACAACCTGCCGCCCTCATTCCTGAAGCGGATTCGATCCGACAGAAGTCCGGCATAGTTGCCGTATCCATCAGTGACCTCGAACACGCCCTCGTCGATATGGGATGTGGTCACATACCGATAAGCGGGAACCGGGTTCCCGTCCTTATCCACGGTGAGCCAGTCATCAAGTGTATTGGTGATTCCGTTCCGGGACAGATCCATCGTATACGTTCGATTCCCTTTTCCGCTTGAGGATGCCTCGGTGACCGTGTACCTCATGCCAGCGCGATTGACGTTGAATCCTGCTATCTGCACCGAGTTGGAGTCTGAATCCGCCGAAAACAGAACCCTTCCCAGCGAATCGAGAACCTGCAACGCGCCCGTTGTTATCATCGACGCGTTAATTTGCCCGTCAGCCGTAAACGCGGTCGTGAACGGCCCTTGGTATCCGTTGGACGAGAATCCAAGTCCAGCAAGATTCCACCGCCACACGTTCCTCGCAAGGTTGATGTCAGGATCGTCAAGAATAAGTAACTCATAAGGCTTCCCGTCTTCGCCCTCGTGCAAAATGACATACCCGCCAACGTTCCCGGTAATTTTTTCCGTTGCCGCAATGATCGCCTGTTGCCATCTGTCCGGCATCTGGGTGGCCCGCTCTATCTGCTTTGTGGTCTTCTCCTGCATATCAATGACCGTTGAAACAAAATTAGCGCTCAGTTTGCCGCACGTTATTTTGCTTATGCGCTCAAGCAAAAAATCGTAATTGATTGCAACGACACGCACTTTTTTATCTACGCCCAGCTTTGTGTGCCTCGCGGTGATCGTGTCAAAAAGCCCCACCTGATCCCCGCCGTCATACCACAGCGGCACGAAAGAAAGGCTCATATTTGACACCGTGTTTCCGGGGTTATTATTCTGGATGTACGCCTGTGCCAATGTCGCCAGCTTTGCCTTTGTGGGAGTTTCGTCAATATCGAATCGGTCTGAGAAATCAATAATAGCCGTCTTCTCTGTGGTTAAAACGGAATTAAAGCTGATTTTATCTCCAATTACAACCTTTTCGTTATCGTTGGAATCGTACGTCACCGCATAAGGCAGAACGGCATTGAACACGTCCTCGGTATTGTACTGATCCACAAGGTTCGTGATATTTTTCCCATACTCAACCGAAACGCCGTTGTCCGCTCCGCGCGACGCGTGCAGTTTAACAGTGAAATTATCAAACTCGTATTCACCGCCCCAGATATCAAGGATAGACCCCTCAACGCCGCCCAGCAGTGACCGTGCCGAAATCGGGATTTTATGCTCGACCGTCTTCTGCGTGGATATATCCGACCACCCTGTAAATGGCGTCCCCTGGAAGGCCAGCGCCATCAATGAAGCAGGCGTATACGACCCGGACGGGATCGTGACAGGATACCCGGACAGATCATAGGACACATGCCGCGCATAGATTGTAACCTTCCCGCTTAGCGGCTTCGTTATTGCGTACACGCGGAAGCCCTGTATCTTTTTGCTGTCGTCCGTATACACGCCGATTATACGCTCGATCAGAATTTCATTGTAATTGGCGCCAGAAATCGGATATTCCATCGTCAGCTCAAACTGCCCGTTGCCCTCTGTATATACGTCCCCCATGATAGCGTCCGGAAGCCTGCACAGCCCGTGCGTGGTAAAGTCAGTATCGGTTTTTTCAAATAGAATCGGAATCATAGCACCCACCACCTCGGCTTGATTTGCCACGCCGGATATTTATCCGTTTCAACTTCAGAATTGTTTTCGTTCGCATTAACGATCCTTATGCGGCTCTCGCCCGGCAAGAGCTTCGGCATATCAATGTCGCCGGTAATATTTTTGCCTGCATACTGCACGCCGGAAGACCACTGCATGGTATCGCTGTCCGCAATTAATGACGTTGCGCCATCCTGCTTCGCATAAATCCACTGCCACACATCGTTCCCATGCCGGATCTGGATTTTCAGCTTCGGCGCATCCGACAAAGGAATGGTAATAAGCGGCTTAGCCGTGTTGCTGGTCTTATTCTCCACCGTGAGCCACCCTTCGTCCATATCTTCCGCAGGGATAAATTCATCTCCGCAAATCAAAAAGCGCTCGGGGCGGCAGTTAAATTCAGCTTTTGCCTTGCCGAAAATCGTCAAGTTATTCTCAACGTCAAACGGCCCGGTAAAATATGCCAGTCGGAACAGCTCCATCTCGTGATCGTCCACAAGCCGCGCATATCCTCGCGGTGAATACAGCCATTCCGCGATTTTCCCGCTCAACTCGTTCAGCATCGGCCCCTTTTCGTCGGTGTAAAGGAAAAGCTCATAAACCGCGATGAAGTTATTGTACGCCTCCTGCGGAATATAGATATCCCCGTTCCGCCCGTCAACGGAGTATTTCTGATACTTCCTGGACGGCCTTGTGATGTTCGGGCTCTTTCGGACGATCAGCTTCGTGACTTCTGTGTCAAAATCGTTCGACGACACCCCATTCCACTCAAAGAAATTAAGCAAACCGCGCAACCTCCTTCCTGTACATCCTCTGCAGTCTTTCCGCGACCTCATCCGCAAGCGAATTAACGTTCTGCCCTTCAGCGCCATAAACATTGATCACAATGCCTCCGGACGCCTGTTCGCCGGTATCTACAGTCTGAACGTCAAATCCCTCGTCATCGAAGTCATCAGCGCTCTCAATCAATCCTTCCGACGCTCTGCGGACAAGATCATCCGCGTCTTCCAGGCCGAGTGCAAGGCCCTTGCCCAGCATCATACCGACCTCATCCCGGAAAAGCTTAGACGGCGAATGAATCAGTGCCACCTTTTTAGCCGCCTGAATCGCGGAGCTGATCGCGTTACGTGCCGCATCCTTAACGAGATAACTGGACGCCTTGAATCCGCCTGCAATACCCGCGTTTGCGTTCTCGCCGATCTTCGCCCAGTTCGGCTTTAACGCCTGCCCCGCCTTGATTGCGGCCCTTATCTGCTTTGCCGTTCCGGGCGCCAGTGTTTCCATTCTGGACACCGCGGCCTCAACTGCCGCACGCGCGTCTTTTTCCATCTCTCGCGACATCGCATCGCCGTATTTATCCGCATCCGCTTTTTGCTTCTGCCACTCAGTCAAATAGTCCTTTGTCTGTTGGATAAGTTCTCCCTTTGTTGCGTTGGTCGCGCTCTTCATCGAGTTTTCCATGGCGATGGTGGCGTTTTTGATTTCCTCAATCCCGCCGTGTGCAACGGCATTTACCGTCGAGTTGTAGTTATCCACAGTCCGCTTGCTTTCAGTGAGGTCTTTGTTTGCATCCGTAATGGCTCCGCCCCATTCGTTCAGCTTATCCGTTGCCCCGTCAAACTCACCCTGCGCAATAGATAACTCACGATTCAAAGCATCGTAGGCGCTCTGGTATTCATAAGTTCCCTTCATACCGTCCTGATCAAGTTTATTGATCTTTTCCTGCACCTGCGCGACTTTCAGCGCGGCCTCGGTTTGCTGAGCTTGTGCCTGTCGAAACTCATCCTCTGCCTTTGTAAGATTGTCCTGAGCCTCTTTTCTTCTCTTGAGCGCGTCCTTATAATCGTCCTCAAACGCCGCCAGCATCAGTTCGGCCTTTTTCTTCTCGATAGTCTTATCGATGGTCTCCTGCAACTTTCCATAGTTCTCAATTTGCCCATCAACAAGTTTGATCTCGATACCAAGAGCCTCCTTCAGATCGCCGGTAAGCATCTCAACCTCGTCTTCGTGGCCCTTCTTTACCTTGCCCTGTTCATCGACGCAATTTTTCAGCTTTTCCCATAAGTCTTTATAGCTCCCGACGGTTTCGTTGACTTTCTCAGCCGCTTCTTTGCGCTTCTCCTTGACTTCATCCCACTTTTCGGCTTCCTCATGGATCTTATTAATTAGTTCCTGCTGAGATTCAGTGAGTTTTCCGGCCTTCTCGCGCGCCTCTTCATAGGCCTCGTCGAAACTATTGGCGATCGCCGCGCCCAGTAAGGTAAGGCTACCGGCAAGCGCTACAACCAATCCCTCCGGCCCGGTCATCAGGCTCATTATTTTGGCCTTCTTCGACGAAATTCCTTCTTTAATTCCGCTGAAAATCGCCGATCCCGCTTTCGCCGCGAACAGCGCCGGAAGAATCTCCGTCATAATATCGCCCATATTCGCGCCGATTGCGGTGACGATCTCCTTCAGCAACGCCGGAAGCTCCTTGATAATGATCGGAACCGCCTCCTTGAATGCTTGCACCAAATTAACAAATAACTTAATGCCGCCGTCAATCAGCGTCCGGGCGTTCTGCGTCAGCCCGCGAATAATTGTCGCCACAGCCTCCGCCGCCTTCGGTATCAACTGCGGAAGACTATTCGAAATAGATTCTCCAAGGTTCGCGATGATCTCGACGCCGGAATTAAACAGCTCAGGCGCCGCTTCAATGACGCCATTGATAAACGCGTGAAGCATCTCGCTCCCCGCTTTCACGAAAGAAGGAAGCTTCTGGCTGACCCGCTTGATCAGGTTCGACAATGCGTCACCGACAGCTTTCGCAAGCCCGTTTAATCCTCCCTGCGAAAATGCCTTGGTGAAATTGCTGATGCTTTCGGAGCCAAACTGAACAAATTCACGGATCGACGGCATGAGCCTATCAGACACCTCGATCTTAAATCCGTCAGCCGCAGACTTCAGAATATCAATGTCGCCCTCAAGATTATCCGTCATGGTGTCGTACTGCTTTGCCGCTTCGCCTGCGCCTTCCGAGGCCGCCCTCAGAGATTTGCTCCACTCGTCCTGACGCTTCTTGCCAGTGACAACCATCTTGTTGTAGGCACTCAAACCCTGAATGCCGAAGATCGTCTGTTTGTAGGCGTTCTTCTGCTCTTCGGTCATCCCCGCGAATGAGGCTTCCAACTCGTCCACAACGGTGTTAAAGTCTCGCGCATTCCCGCTCTCATCGTACACCGCAACGCCCAGCGT